CTACCACCTTGACGACAGCTGCTTTCCCTTTGTCATTTACTGCATCCTTTTGCTTAGTAAGATTTGGCACAAAAAGCAAAAGTAGGACGCTAATGATAAGCAACACCACCAACATTTCAATCAAGGATAGTAAAATTATCACTTAGAAAAACAAAAAAACCACAAGCCTAAGCCTGTGGTTTCTGTGTGTATAACTAATTTGGAAATTCTTTCTATATATATTTTATTTTGTTGTTTCTTCTTTAGCCTGAGCCAATGTGATCAGTCCATCAGGCTCTACCTCAAATTCAGGTTTTTCAGCAAGTGACCCGTCATCATTGAGATAGTACCATCCTTTTTCTGATTTGACAAAGGCATTAGATACCATTGAGCCTTTTTGATAGTCTAAGAAATACCATGTTTCCTTATATTTAACCCAACCAGTAACCATAGCGCCCTGATTGTCAAAATAGTACCAGCTATTATCAATCAGCACCCATCCAGTAGCCATAGCGCCATTTGGCAATAGGTAATACCAGTTAGTGTCTGAGTGCTTGTGCCAGGTATTAGCTTTCATGTAGCCATTGCTATCAAAGAAATACCAGACATCATCAATAACTTGCCATTTGTTAGTAGGATATGTGCCATCTTCATTGACATACCACCAACCAGTACTATTATTGTGCCATCCAGCCTCTGCTTTGGCCTCGCCTAGCATTTCTTGGACGGTTGATCCTAGACTTTGATAATGCTTAATTTTAGCAATGACATAATCTCTAAGACTATCATTATAGCCACCATGCAAGGCTAAAGAACGTTTAGGGCATGATGTGCTTGAAAATTCGTTATGGAATTTTATGTTTGAATAGTTCGGAGTATCACCATAATAAGTCATATCCTCAGCCATCTGTCTCAAAACCATGTTTTCATTTTCAATAAACTCAGCGTCTGAGGCATTATATTGTTGGCAAACTTCATAGCTGATAGAGTTCATGTTAGCGTCATAATTAGCAGCTGACCAAGTGCCGCTGTAGGTATTCTCAACCCTTGCAATAGTGTCACGGTTGATATAATAGTGAGCAAATCCTAGAGCTGATTGACCGTTGTTATAGCGTTCTCTTAACCAGCCTATATAACTCTCAGGGGTCATACTGCCAGCGTCATTGTGTAAAATATAGTATTTTGGCTTATGTGTAGGTCTTGCCCCAGCAATTCCATTAAATACATTAGTATTGATAATTTCTACCATTTAAAATTTCCTTTCATGTTATGGGAGAGTTGTAGGCCATGGCTCGCTTGTTAGGTAAGAGATAGAACTTACCCGAATATCCCCAATATCACGGTCAGTTGGTACTGGATCAGTAAACTGGAAGCGTAGCATGTTACTGTCGCCCGGCCCACCAAGATACCATGTTCCATACGGGGTTCCCTTATCGTTATAAATACCGCCAATTAAAGACGACTCAGACCTAAAACCTTGAGGAACTCCATTCAGTCCTAAAATGTAGCAGTTTCTTTCTCTGTCGCTCCCTTGCGGACTATAACCAGGCCCACCTCGACGAACGACACCGAACCAGCCCCAGCTTAACCCACCGAATTGATACATGACTACATCGTTCTTTCTGCGTACTTTGAGAAATGAATTTCCAAGTTTAGACTGGATATTCAAAGTGCGCCAGCCAGTGTCGCCAGTTAGCACCTCCCAACCTTGATTATTGTTTCCAGTTCGCTTTATCCATTTGAGAGCGCCATTTGTGGCTACTGTGTCCACATAGGTAGTCCCAACTGGTGCTACAACCTTGCCATTAGGCATGCCTTGGCCATGGATTTCATACTCATTTACTTGTCCACTTGTATTAGCTGGAGCGCTTGGCAAGACAACACTGCCACCTCCACCAGATAAACTAAGAGTATTGCCATTAAGATTGAGCCTTTGAGGATCTTTTTGTTCAATGAGAGAAAGTCTTTGCTTAACTCCACTGTCATTGTATGGCTGAGGGATTTCTGATTTTTTAGCATACTCATCTAAATTTTGATGTTGAGTAAGGTAGCCCTTACCAGCTAGAGCCTCCTCAGTCATAAATTTTGAGGTATCTACCTCTTTTTTGTTTTCAAGAGTCTCAACTCGTTTCTTGAGCTCAGTATCATTGTAGGGGTCAGGTAGCTCTGAGTGTTTAACGTAGTCATCCAAGCTCTGATGTTGAGTCAAGTACCCTTTGCCATCTAATTCTGACTTAGTGACTAAATCGCTAGTGTCCACACTTGGCTTATTTTCTAAAGCCACTACACGCTCTACAAGTGGCTTGTCATTATAGATGGTGTCATTATCAGGTTTGATTTTTAAAGCCTTGATGTCGTCCAAAATACTGGCCACATCACTCTGATTAGCCTTACTTGCAAGCTCAGCCCTTAGCTCACTGTCATCATAAGCTAGGCCTGGAGCGTTATTTTTAGGCAACAAGCTCTCAAGCTCATCCTTTGTCACAATATCCTTGACATTTATGACACGCTTTGTCTTTTGTTCCATGACAGGTGCCTGAGCAGCTTTGTCAATCTCTGAGATTTTTACATTGAATGAGAAAGCATATACATCAGCTGATTTTTCAACCTTTTCAAAATAGATGTACCCTACTACTGTCTCACTTGCAATTATCAAAGAGTTGTCAAATTTGATTGTAAAGTTATTGCCATCTATGACAGCCTCAACCTCTTTATAGCGATTGGTGCCCTTAAAGTGAAATAGACAGATGACTTTCTCAGCCGTGAGCTCTTTTGTCGTAAAGTGAAATTCTGCTATCTCTTTATCTTTACTGTAGAGCTCATGCTGGAGCTTATCAATCCCTCTGATATTGCTTGTCAGCTCTATATTTTTGCTGATAATTTTTTCCAATTTTCGCCCTCCTTTCTAATAAAAAAGAGAGCCTAGTAGGCTCTCTATATTTAATCTTTGCTAGGATCTGTATATGTCATAGCTCTTGAGCTATCTGATAGCCCTGCAGTAGTAGGGTCAGGCACAATATTTAAGGCGCTCACGATTGAGAGGCCAATAAGATAAGGGTTTCCTAAGAATTTTAAGAATAACTCATAAACCCCACCCCAGCTAGTCAAATCCTCAAATTTTAACCCAAAATAGGTCAAAATCGGTAGGATGATAGCAAGTAATAGACGGATAACAAACGCTCTATTTTTAAAACGTACTAGCCAGTTAATTTTCATTTTAATTCCTCACTTCTAAAATGTTGTATTTTTGGTAGAGGCTATCTATATAGCCGTTACCACCTAAATTTTTATAGCTCTTGTGCATTTTGTGGATGATGTCAGACTCATGTACTGTAGTATATCCACGTTTAAGAGCGGTTGTGATGTCCCGTTCTAAACGTAGATACATTGTAGCTAAATGTGCCTCATCGTGGACTGCTAATTTATTGTTGATCTCAATAATATTCTTTTGATTATCTTCTCCGATAACATGAATAGTATTCAGCTCAGTTTTTAATTCATTGAACTGTTCCTTGTTGAGATTTCCAGCTTTACTTGCTTGCAAACCTAACCAACCCGTAGCAACAACTCCGATTGTAGGGGCTAGTTGCGTAATGGCGTGAATTGTTCTATCAATTATTTCAGACCATGCCATAACTCCCCCCTTTCTTATTGTGGCACTGCCTCAGTATTTAGCTCTGTGCTTGTTGTAGGGGTATTCTCTTTTGGTGGCTCCCACTTCCAAATACCTAACTTGCCATTTTTCTCAAAATCTACTAGTTCTTTTAATGTCTGACCTTGATAAGTAAACGGCTCATTCACTTGAACCATGACTCTTTGGCCTTCCTGAAACTTCTCAATATATCCTGGATTTTCAATCGTGAAAATATCTTGAGGTTGATAGACTTTACCAACTTGGCCAAGGTCTACCAATTCAAGACCACGCTTGAACACTACAGGGTTTAGAGGATTATCTACATCCGTCACTCTTGCAAGCACAGCCCAGTTAGCAACAGCCTTGACAGCGTTAATCTCGTTGTCTTTTTCTTTAAGTTTCTTGTCATAAGTTTGCTCTTGGATTTTTAATTCCTCTTGTAGCTGTTTGACACCCTCAGCAGGGTTAAATTCTGTAGCTACTAGACCAAGCACAGCCTCAATCAACGCACTATCAGACTCATTTGTACGGTCTCCACTCAATACACGGTCAAAAACTGTGTACGGCCAATCTTTACGAATAGAAACATGCGTTCTGTTGTTGTCTTGCAAATATTTGCTAATTACTTTAAATTCCATATATATTATCCTTTCTCAATTTGTTGAGCTTTTACTTCCTCATATAGGTTTTTAAGGCGTTCATCAGATTGTAAAATCTTATTCATTCCCTCAAAACCTAACTTGATATTTTCCAAGTCAGCTAGAGCCTTATCACGCTCATCTCTAACTTGTTGCAACTCAACCAGCGCCTCATCACGTTCAGCAAGGCTGAAAGCCTCTGAGATACTTTTATTAGCTATCTGAACGCCTAAATTATTAATTACTTTATCTGTTGTGTTCATGTTTCTGTTTCACCTTTCTAAATTTTGACATCATATCGTCCTGGAGAACCGAGTTTGTTTCGTTTAAACCAGTTTTCAATGCCAATAAAATTCTGGTTAATTAAATCAAATAATTTTACTAGATTTGTACCTTTTATCCAAATTGTTTCGCTTGCCCCAATTGTCCCAACTTTCATTGTCCCAACATTTTTAATTTCATTGTTGATATTATCAAAAATGATACCTTTAGGGTCATCTGCATTATACATCATTGCTATTTCATCACCGTATAAGTTGATAGCTGTTGTGTTGTCGTTTGTATTCCAAATCTGGATACCAGCAGATCCATCATCCATGTTCACCCAGCCATGTGAATTAGACATTAGAGCAGTATATGAACCTGGTTTGTTATTGATAGCACCTTTATGAAATATAAGATATTGTATAGGCCTGCCATCAAATTGATTAAAAATACCTACACCGTCTTGGTTCATTTTTAGCCAGCCACTCTGTAAATCGAAATTAGTTGCTCCATTCAAAGATGATAGATTACCACCTCTGATAACGTTCGCTGTCAAACCGTCAGCGACAATGTTTTTAGCAGAAATATTGATAATTCTAGCTTGACTTGCGTCAATCTCTCCGATGTGTGCCGTGCCAATTTGAGCGTTGCCGATCATGGATTTTTTAATAACACCGTCTTTAATGTAGGTCTTTTCTCCTACTGAAATTAGTCCCTCGTTGATTTTAACCGAACCGTCAGGGTTTAGATTGATAGAACCTAACACGTCCCCGGGGCCATTCAGAGTTTTAACAGACCATGAATTAGATAGCAGTGTCATTTGTGCCCGTGTAGCCTCTGAGGTTTTTTTGGCCTCCTCAGCCTTTTCAGCTACTTCAATCGCTTTTGCTTGTGCATTTTCTGCTTTAGTTTGAGCATTCTCTGCTAAGTCTTTAGCCTCATTTGTCTTTTTATAAGCGTCGTCAAACTGACTAGGTTTGTAAGTTCCAGTTCTACTACCTCTAACTAAAATAGGTTCTTTGAACTCAATCCAACCGTTTTTAGCTATGTAAATATAGAATGGATAGTTTGCGTCTTCTCCAAAAAGAAAATCTTCCTGAACAGTAAATGTTCTTTGAAACTCTCGCCATTCATCTGAGGCTTGTGTGTTAGGATTTGCTAAATCAGCGGATAATAGACCTTTATTTAATTTGTGATTTTTTACAACAAAAACAAAGTTAGTATCAACTTTTTCACGAATACGATATTTAAATCCGAGTGTGTACGTTTCGCCACGATAGATTTTTTTTACGTAAATAGGAAGTGTAAACCCACTAAAATTATAGCTTGTCAACCCTTGCGCCTTGATTGTGAAAACACCATCGCTTACAGATACATTCACACCGTCTCTAGTAGCATTTACTAGCGTGTGCTTATCCATAGTCATTGAATTAACAATTAAGTTGTTATCATCTGTAACGTACTTGCCAACCTCAGTCTGGAAAATCTCGCTACTCATAACGAGCCGTGATAGCTTGTCAGGTGCTCCTGTTTCGGATGTGCCTAAGATACGCTCATAAAGCTGAGTAGTTTCTCTCACTCTTTGGAAATCAACTTCATTGACCTTACCAGCAACTTGACTTGCAATGTCTGTAATACGTCCGTCAATGCCTTGTTTGTATTCTGCCAGCTTCGTTTCATTCTCTCTTATGAGTGCTTCAAAACGTTGTCTTGTTCCTTCAACGTTTTCTGTGAAGGTGCTTTTAGCAACATAATCACTAGATAATCGCTCACGAATAGCAATAATTTGACTAGTCGTTTCTTCCCGAGAATAGCGCTTTAATTCATCTGATAACTTTTCACGTTCTTTTTGAGCACTTATTTTAAAAGCGTTTAATTCTCTAATGTTATCAAGTAATCGACTTCTAGCTTCTGCTGCTAAAAATGTTGCTGTGCCAGCATTTTCCAAGGCCTCGTCTGCTTTAGCTTTAGCTTCGTCAAATTCTGCCATCTTAGTATTGATAGCCTCAAATTGCTTATCTACCTCTCTCTTAACACGGTCAACATCCTCAGTATCAAGGCGTTTCTCCCACATGCTACCATTCCAAATATACATCCGTTGATACTGGCCATTTTTTTCAAACCATGTATCACCTATCTTATGCTCAATATTTTTAGCTGGTGTGTCATGCCAAATTTTATTGCCTGTGCCACTAATGAGATATTGAGGTAGAGTGCTCTCAATAGAGGCCTGTCTTTCCTCAACTACTGATAGACGATCAGCAATTCCTGCAGTCATGCTAGATGACAGTGACTGTCCAATAGTGCCTAGTGTTATCTCCTCATTAGAGTCAGTGTAGACATCATAGACCACCTTGACTACTTTCTCAGTAGTGGTAGTGATGTCAAATTGTGGATAGTAGAGAGGGATGATGTCACAGAGCTCAACTTCCTCCATGACCCCAAAATCTTGATAGTCCAAAGTGTGTGATAAATCTACATAAGAGACCTCTGTAGAGATTTTAGGAGCTCCAATGTTATTGCTTTTGATGTAAGACTGGCCTAGTGATCTCAATTTCTCAGCCGTTGGAGGGTGCTTGTCATCAAATTTTCCTGAGAAATCTACCAGAGATATTCTTCTCTGAGCGTATAATTTCAAATAAGGACTATCTATGATGTGCTCAGGCAATGTGACTAAGACCTCATGTGAGTCCTCGCCATTTGGCGTGTAACGTGCAAATGGATAGATAGAGGTGTAATTACCGTCTAGGAGCCTCTCCTCCTCTACACTGAGCAAATTGCGCCCATACTCTAGCACTGTTGGAGCTTTACGCCCCATCTGTTTATGTAAGATAATGAGGTTATTATCAAACTCATACTCACCACCAAAAACATCAAGGATGGAGCCTGAGACCCCACCTAATGCTTTCCTAGCGCTACCTACCTTATCTACCTCCCATGAGATATTTCCTAAAGTTTGGATGTCTGAGCTAACATCAAATACATCATCTCCTACTAGGTTATCTTTCCAAAGTCTAAGAGCTGCCTCAGCGGTAACCTTTGAGGCTTTTACCACAGGTTTTAGGGCAAGGTCTGAGGTTCTCATAGAGATATGACGGGCATAAATTTCAATATGTTCACTACTATTCTTGACTATACGGTTAATCTCAAAGGTTTGCCATTTAGTCCTCTTACCAGCGTCTGACTTGATTTTCATTTCCTCTTTAAAAACAGAGGCAAAACGGCCATTCACTGGATATTTGATATATAAGTCATAATTACCATTTCTTTCTCTGGTAACAGTGACCTTATAAGCGTCTGAAATCTCACCAAGCCCAAATGTTCTAAATGATCGTTCATCAGCTTTATATAATACTGGGTTCATAGTTTAACCCCCCAATTAGGCACGGCTGTCATGGTAAAATTACCAGTCCATGAAATCCTATTATTTCCGACATCAAAAAGAGGCATTCTGTGCTTACCGTTCCTTGTGATTTTATCCCAGGCTGACAGATTGCCACTATATACTAGATGTTTTTGCATATCTATTATGAGCTCATTTTGGACGCTCTCAAGTGATAACTGGTAGCCATTGATGGTCAAAATACCATTACCATTGCCTCTAATCTTAATTAGTGGCTTAGATTGTACGTTACCAAGATTTTTAAGTGTCATACCATTTGTCAAAGGGATTTCATTGCGCCCAGTTTTCAAGAATTTAATAGGGTGAATTAAAAAGTTTAATTTCACCTCACCAAAATTCCTAAGCAACTCCTTAACGTTAAATGACTCAATAAATGTAGCAAGATAGATATAATCAGGATCCCATGAGAGCTCCAATTCTTTCCATCCCTTGACATTGAGCCAGTCACTTATAGCTACCTCTGATGTAGATAATCTTTCAACTGTGCTGATTTTCATAGGGAACTCACGCTTGACAGGTTTAAGCCTTTGATTATCTTTCAAAAGCACCCCATCACGCCCTGGTACCTCAATAGTCTCAACATCATAGGAGGTAGAGCTAAACTCAATATCATTTATAATTTTTAACCCAAAATCACTAGATTTCTTGCCATCAAATTTAATAAATGTGCTCATTAAACACCTCCTAATCTCTCTTGTTCTCTATTTGTGTACCATGCCATCTCTTTCATGAGATGTTGTATGTCACGTTTCTCAGTCTCATCTACCTTGTTACCATGGTAGTTAAAATTGTACTGGTTGTTAATTTCTGCATTATTTCCTGAGTCAGACTTTTCAGACTGAGCTTGTGCAAGTCCAAGGCTCATTTTTAATGACTGGCTTAATGTGTTATTACCAAGTCCAAGCAAGTCCTCAGCACCAAATTTAAAGGCTGACATCTCTTTTTGGACATAGGCCAAGCTATCAGTAACATCTGAGGTGTTTTTTTCAATACCTACAGCGATACCTTGAGCGATATAGCGCCCTACGTTATCTCTAAATAGCCTTGATGGTGAGTGTATTCTAGCTCTAGCTCTTGCAGCTCTCTCAGCTTGATAAACAAGGGCATTAGCTGCAGCTGTCACAGCGCCTAGGGCTGAATACATACCACTTGCTAACCCTTGACTAATCATAGAGCCTACATAGCGCATAGTAGATACGCCTCTCATCCCTGCTGAGCGTATTGAGTTGACCATTGATGACATTGCTGATGTAGCCGATCCAATTCCTGAGCGTATGCCGTTTGTTATACCTGTTGAAACTCCACGACCTGCTTGTTGACCAGCTTGAGTCATTTGACTTGCTGACTGTCTTACCACATTAGTCATCTGTTGCATGCTTGAGCTCATTTGTGAGACAGCTTGTGTCATTGCTGACCTAATCACTGAATTAAGCTGAGACATAGCTGACACAGCAGAGCTAGAAATGTTAGCAAAACTAGAGGCTACTGTAGGAGCTGATGACGCTAATTGCATGATAGATGTGTTAGCTGTCATAGCTGAGGATGAAATTGCTGAGAAACGGCTAGGGATTGTGCCTAACACCCCACCTAGTGAGCTAATAGCTCCAGTCACTGCAGAAAATCCTGATGTCATTGCTGATGTAGCTGACATAGTAGCCACTAAGGCACTTGATAAACCAATAAGGGCACTTTTTAAGATAGTAATACCTGAAACAGCACCAGACAAGCTACTAAATGAGGCCACTGCTGATGTAGCAAATGTGCTCATAGCTGTCCCTGCTGTTGTCAGAGCGCTTGGTAATTGGTTAATGCTTGTGCTTAATGCACTCAATGATGATGGTAGTGACTGTATGGCTACACTTGCTGCTCTTGCTGATGTAGCTATCAAACTCAATCCTACCCCTGACTGTTGTAGCCCTGAGCCTGCTGTAGCGATACCTGAGTTAGCTATTGCTGCCAATCCCACGGCTGTTGCTGCTAGGGTTCCAACCAAATCACCCAAGTTAAGGTCTACCAGCATTTTTACGCCTTGAGCCATCAACTTCACGCCTGCTCCAGCATTTTTAGCAGCATTACCCATGCTCTCAAAAATACCAGCAACACCATCAAGCACACTCCTAATAACTGAGCCAAATGACTCTACTACGCCCTTAGCGCTATCCAGGATAGAATTAACTTGTTCACCAAATGTCTTAATCAAATTGGTCAAACTATCAATAATAGGACTGATTTGATTGACAAGGTTATTAAATGACTCAATAAGAGACTGAATAATAGGAGCTGTTGATGTCACCATCTCAGCAATCGCTGGCACAAATGGAGCGATAGCTTGGACGATTTGGACAACTGCCTCAGTGACAATACTAACCACTTGGACAAAAGTATCTGAAATAATTGCAATAATAGGGGTTATAGCTGTAGCTACATTGGCAATACCTGAGCTGATAGATGTTATTACTTGGCTAATTGCTGAGCCTAGTGCTGTAATCACTGGCGCTAACCCACTAAATGAGCTGATGATGGAGCTGACTGCTGCTCCCACAGCTAAAATAACTGGTGACATCATTGCAAATGATGAAGCTATAGTAGGGAGCACAGGTGCTACAATTACAAGAGCTTGCGCTAGGCCTTGGATAGCCATGTTTAGGATAGTACCTATAGCTGTACCTACACTGACCACCACATCACCGATAGCATGTAAGATAGTTGCTAGGCCTTGGCCTTGAGTTCCCACTAAAGCAAATGCTGCTCCTAAAGCTAAAATAGGCACGGCTAATGCCACAATAGTTACAGGGTTGACCATAGCCAGAGCCTGACCAATTCCACGAAAAGCAGAACCTATACCCTCGCCAATTCCTTTAGCTACAGTGGCTACACTCTGACCTAAACTACGGATGACTGCCACGATTTGAGAACCTACTGAGGTGACTGTTGATGTGGTGCCACTTAGTGCTGATGTAGCGTTACTCTTAAATAGACCAAAAGGATTGAACGATTTTAAAAAGTTAAACGCTTTAAAACCAGTTACTAAACCAAGTAAACCTACAGTGATCGCTTGAATAACTCCAGTAGGCAATGAGCTGATAAAGTTACCAGCTACTGTAGCAGCCTGTGAAAGCCATTTGACAATATTGCCTAATACACTCCCTAGAGTTGACAAGACCTCTGATGTAGTTAAACTATCCCAGACATTTTTTAGAGCTCCAGCAACACTCTTAATGGCGCTAGTAAAGGCACTGACTGCCCCAGTATTTGAGAATGCTTGCCAGAAAATTTTTATTTTACCAACAAAATTAGAGATCGATGTGCTGACATTTGAAATAATGCCATCAATATTGATACTCTCTAAAAATCCTCCCAATTTGTCTGCTAAACTATCAAAATTGATTTTTTCTAAAGCGTCAGAAACTGCATTGACTGCCTTAATTCCAAATGAATTGAGTTTGTCAAAGGCTGGCATTAGCTTGTTAGAGAGGCTTTCTTTTGCCCCGTCTATGGCTTGGTCAACCGTTTTAAACTCTGTAGCCATCTTTTGGAAAGCGTCTGAGTTACCTGCTTTGTTCATAGCGTCAAAGAAATCCTCAGTCTTAACTTTCCCATCTTGCACAGCTTTTACAAGATCAGCCGTAGACATTCCCATCTCTTTTGCTACTGCAGCCATACCAGCAGGTGCTTGCTCCATCATGATCTTAAAGTCCATCCAGGCTACTTTTGGCTTACTTGCCATCTGTGTTGCCTGTGTACTTAATGATTTCATAGCTTGAGCTGGGTTCTCTGCTGAGGCGGCCAGTCCACCAAAGGCCTTAACTAAGCTACCTACATTTTTAGTACCTACAGCGTCAAGCTGTGAGTAAGTATTAGCCATGTCAGAGGCTGAGTAGATTGTCTTGGTTGCAAAGTCTTGCATTTCGGTCTTAGCTGCCTTGATTTCCTCAGATGAGCGCCCAAAGGCTTGGAGGTTTCCCTCAAATGTTTTCCAGGCTTTCTGTGAGCTGTTCAATTCTGAGGCCATCTCACGAATGCCTCCAGTAACTGCACTGACCCCACTTGATAAGGCTGAGCCAATCAAATTAGCTCCCAGTACAGACTTGAATACAGAACCTACTTTTTGCCCTGTACTCTCAAGGCCTCCAAACAGAGATTTGAGCTTACTGACTCCAGCCTGAGCACCTGAGCCATCCATGTCAACCTTGATAGTTACTGAACCATCTGCCATTTATTCCCTCCTTTCTAATTAGTAGTCAAAATCTTTAGGTAGAGCGTACTCTTTTTTGAGTTCTTTCATGCTCTCTCTGTACTTCTTACTGTCTCCCTTTTGAGGCTTATAAGCTCTTATCTTGATAACCTCAGAGAATTTTGTATCACTTGGCAGGCCATTTAATAGAGCATTAAACTTTTTCCAGTGCAAACTATTCTGAGCGTCAATAAGGTCAATGCCGTAGGCTTGCATGAATGATGAGTAAATATACTCAGCGTCATATTTCAAGCTAAAAAGGCGCTTAGTGTCCTCTGATTGACTCCTAGAGCGTATCTTGCTCTTAATCGGATTGCCTGCTAGGTCTAGCACTGGTGCCGTATCTCTAGCTGGAATAAGTCTGATGTGCTCCTCAAATACCATCTTAAAGATACCAGTGGCCTCCTCAGGTGTAAGAGCCTGAGTAAAATCAACATCAGTAAAAATCTGTAAAGCAAGATAGGGCTTGTAAATCTCATCAATATCATCATCATTGATAAGCTCAATGACTTTCAAGACCTTGTTAAAAGAGATGTTCATAGGGTACACATCATCACCAAGGACTAACTCATCAGTCAATTTCCTTGATAAATCTAGCATGTTAGTCTCCTAGATATTTTTTAAGAGCGTCTGTGTTGTTACGTTGTTCCCATTCTGAGATGACACCATTGATGGTTTCAAGTAAGTAGGCCATTGTGTCCACAGTAGACCCATTTGAGAAATCGTAGACTTTTTGATAAGCCTCAGCGTCAAACAACTCTGTCCATGAGTTCTTAACCATGTCCTGTAGAGCCTCAAAGGCTTTGTCATCTTCTGTATTGGCTACTTTTTCGCCCTCCTCTTTGAGGATTTTGCCAAGTTTTTCCATTTTGTGGATATTATGGTCATTTCCGATAAATTCAAGAGTAAACTCTCCAAATTCTACAGGGATGACATTATCACGCTTTTTAATTACTACCATTTTTTCTTTCTCCTACTAATTTTTTGTTCAAAAATAAAAAGGGGAGCATTGCCACTCCCCCTAAAACACATTATCCGACTACAGCGGACTCTTTAGGTGCTGAGTTCCAGCTAATAGTACACTCAAAGCCCTCAAACTCAGCCGCCTCACCGCCTCCAATTTTAATGCCAGAGGCTGTAGCTACGCCCACATATTGTTTTTTGCCATCAGCGTCAACAACTTTAAACCATAATTTACGTCCATCACCTGTTTTAAAGCGCATGCCAGCAATGATAGCTTGAGCCTCATCCTCTTTGATGTAGTCCCCCTCAAATGAGAACCCGTATTTTACAGATTTTACTACTGTTTCAGGTGTTCCATCACCATTGTAGTAAGCTGTGTCATCTGTTTCCTCGTCATTCTCAACCTCAGCGGTTGTCACTCCATCTGCAAGCCATTTCCAAGCGTCACCTGTTGGCTCTGTTGCTGCGTTTTCTGCTGACCAAGGCGCCACATAGTGTTTACGCTTGGCGTTCTTTAATTTTGGCATTTAATTTCCTCCATTTACTTCAATTTCTGCCGTTAGATCTAACATGTAAATATAAAAACCTTGGTCATCACGGTCATTAAGAAATGGCTGTGAGACTTCAAGGCCTCTGAATTGATATGAGTTATTTTTGCTAGGTAGCTCTAAATCAAAATTAGCAAGAGCATGATTGATAGCCCACAAAATAGAGCTTGTTCTTTGGTGGTCAGTCGTTTTGATTGCCACCTCAAAAATAAGGCTGATGTCTTGCTTGCCGTCCATGTACTCTTTTAAAATCTTACCGCCTGGCAAAGGATATAGGACTAAATCCTCTTTCTCTGACAAATAGTCAAGCCTACAAGTCAGAGAGAGGTTTAGTGTGTTGATGAAATCTCTGAGGACTTCTGAAAAATCGTTGTTATTCATGCTTTTACTCCCATTGCTTTTATTCCTACTCTCTCCCAGTCTTTAAGGTGTAGCGCTGTAGCTTTCAAGTCCCAGCGCTTTCCAGTTCCTGGTGTAGTGTATTTCTTGAAATAAAAAACTCTAGCCTTGTTGTAGCTAGATCCGTAAAATTGGGCTCTAGCATAAGGCCCAGGGTACCTGACCCCATCTTTAGTAGCTTGGCCACTTCCACTGAGGTCACCACTTTTTCTAGGAACAAAAGGGCTCATGTCTGTTAGCATTTGGTTAGCTATGGCCAGTTTACCTTTTGCTAAAGCTGTTGGAGATACCTTATTTTCAATACCTTTGAGGTCAATTTTGACAGATACGCTAGTTCCCATTAAATACACTCCACTTCATAGCAAAATACTTTTTGTTTATGTGGATAGCTAATAGGCAATATAGCAGTAACTCTATATTCACGCTCACCATCATTGATGATGGCATTTTTAAAGGTATCATCAAAGGTAATAGGACAATGTTTAGGGTACACAAATAAGGTACTAGGTTTAGACTCTTTACGGCTATTTTTGGTGCCTTGCACTTGATACTGTCTATCAAATCTAACATGTTTAAGGGTCACTGGGCTCTCTAATATTACTTTTCCCCATCCGTCTTTTTCACCTGTATCTTTTTTAATTGTTACAGTATCGATCAATAACCGTTTATCAATGTCTATCATATCCTACCCCCCTGAACCCAAAACCAGCTGATTTTAGGATGTTTAGGGCGTCAAGTGATAGATTATACCTATCACTTTCAAATGGTCTCCCTGTTCCGTTATGATAGCTTATATGAGTCCTACCTAATATCACCGTTGAGGCTGATTGTCTGTCATCAGCTGTAGCAATACCACTAGCGTCTAAATAAGCCACTTGGTAAGCTGTAGCAAGTTTGATAGCTTTCTTTCTAGTCTTAAAATCAGTCTCAAAATCCTTAATGTCATAAAAGCCATCAAGAAAGAGATTGATAGCTACCTCTGCCTTTGTCAATAATTTTTCAAAGTCATCTACTTCATCAAATCCTAACTCATTAAATTCATCTTGTGTCAAATAAGCGATAGTAACCACCTCCAATAAAAAAAGAGGTGGTATTACTTACCTGCCTCTTTACTTTCTTCTTTTTCGTCAATTTGCTCAAAGAACGGGCTCAACTCAGGATGTGATTGTTTGCCTTGAGCATTCAAGCTCTCAGCTACTTTGACATCCATGTCATACACTACATCCTTGTCATAACTTTGCTCTTTATCATTGACGATAAAAACAACATTAGCCGTTGCTTTAAACTGAGCCATTTAGTTTACTCCTCTACTTTATAGCCATTGTTTTCAAAAGCTGATACCATGATAGGGTCAGACAGGGTAAATGATACCCCATCCTTAGTCAAAGTGACATCAGTTTTAACCTCTACTACTTCCTCTACTGTGTTATCATTAGCCATTGATTCCCTCCTTAGGCTGTTTTATGGACATAAATAGCCTTTTTCTTAGCGTCCAAAACGAAAGCGTCATAACGGATACGACCCTCAACAAGTTTACCGTTGATCCCTGGTGGGTTGTCATGGATCTTGTAATCTTCCAATTTAACAGGAGATGTAGTAGCTGCTGGATGAGCAATAATGAACTCAACACCTGTAGGCATATATGTTGATGGTGTCAATACTACTGGCATACCATCAATCATACCCACTTGACCCTTGATAGTGATTTCTTGTCCAAGGTCTGAGTTTTTGATGAATGTGTCATCAAGTTTAATCAACTTGTAGAATTTAGGAGATACATGCAAGATACGGCCAGCCACAGGAACGAGGGCGTCTGACAATTTAGATTGTCCCTCAAGTACAAGCTCATAAGCGTTAGTTTTATTGACTGCACCTGTTGCAACATGTCCAGTATCAGCACCTGAAACCATTGCTGATAGACGGTATTTATCAACCTCAGGGATGACTACCTCTGAAATTTGACGGGCTAGAGCCTTGCCCTCTGCCATGGCTCCATTTGTTCCTTGTAAAGATTTCTTGTCAATCGTGAATGTGAACGAACGGTCTTTAGAAAGTGTCATAGTTTGGACTGAATTTCCAAGCTCATCAGCTGTACCGTAACGATTTTGACCCGTAGTCTGGTAGTCATTCATTGCTGATGTAGCGACTGTGTAGACCTTGACTGTCTCAGCGTCAATGAAATCAAAATCTTGGTTAATAGTGTTAGTAGTAAGAGCCTCTCTTGTAAATCGCTCATCTACTTTATGACTGAATTTTTCTGCGTAATTTACTGCCATTTATATTTTTCCTCTTTTCTTTTTGGTATTATACGCTATCAAAGCCAGCAAAAAGGGCTTTGTCCTCTGCGCTCAAGCCGTCATCTGCATTACTTGCTGATGGATTGCCAGGGACAGAGATATTAGGGTTAGGTTGCTCTTGCACTGTTTGGAAAAGGTAAGGGCTTGACTCTCTGAGTGAGTTGATCGTATCCTCAAGTTGAGGCTTGCCATCTTCTCCTAGCTCAATACTGTCTAGGTCAATGAATTTCATCAAATCATCAGAGTTGTATGCACCTACATCTTTCAAAGCAAGGGCAATAGCATTGGTTTTGGTTACCTGAGCAAGGTTTGCCTCACTATCCAGCTTATACTGCTCAAATTGTGCCTTGAGTTGTTCAAGCTGTTGCTTGCTTTCCTCACTAGCACCCTCTTTGGCTTGTAAGTCTTGGATAGCTTGAGTCTGCTGCTCAAGTTGTTGCTTTAATGTATCATTTTCAGCTTGTAGCTCAGATTTGGCCTGTGATTTTGCATTCTCAATACCTGCACCGTACGCTTGCATGATATTGTCAATCACTGACTTATCCTCAATACCTGCCTCAACTAACATTTCACGTTTAAGACTCATGTCTTAATCCTCCTTTTTACGTCACATGGACAAATTAAGACAGTTTTACGCCATGCTCCAGGGCAAAATAAAAAACCTGATGGACTCCCATAGGTTTATAGTGGTTTATTGTATGAAAAAAGCGCCTAGATCAAACTAAGCGCTAGTTTTAGGTTTTCTCATAGAAAAATATCTCTCTGTAAGCTGTCGCTTATTTAATTCTAATTCAAATGCTTTAGCCTCATCTAATGAAAGTAAGTCAAGTGTAATACTTATACTCAGTAATTGTTCATCAGTAAACTCTGAAAAATCTAAAGGTTTTTCATCCAGATTTAAAGAGTCAACAAAGTTTAGAGCCTCTGACAATTCCATAATATCACTCCTCTCTTAAATTCATTTCTAAGACAATGCCGCCTTTGTTTTCTTTCATACTAATTATATCATATTTTGCGTTTCTTGGTATGATAATTTCAGACTCAGCGTCATTATCTGTAAAGTATATTTTACTATCTTTTGAGATGTTGATGATGGTTTTGACTTTTCTATTTTTGAAAAAGTTATATTTTGGAATATAACTAGTTGATGTGTAAGCAGCGTTACTGAAAACAGCCTCTCCAGAGTTCAACATATCAGATACACTATCATATTTTTTCAGCAAGTCAGCATTGCTAGTAATGATTGATTTCAAGTAACCACCATCATCAAAGCGACTAACTTTTATATTTTTTAACGCTCTATTTCTTTCAATAACACCATCAAGAGTTGAAACTACTTTACTTTCTTCTTTGCTAAGTGGGATAGTGCCATTACTTCTGAGAGCTTTGTTAATATCAAAGCTCCTATTTGTTGCTATATACCCCATACTGTCAAAGTCTGGAGCATAGATAACTTTACGCTCTGCTTTAGTGATTTTCCCGCCCACTTTCTTAAATGCAAGTATTTCATCCTCTTTGATGTAATGATGTTCTGCCATCTTCTTCCTGAGCTTTACTTCTTTTTGAGCTTGAGAAAATGGATCATCATAGTATTTCTCTCTGGCATAATCTCTATGTAGGTAAGGGTGTTGACTCAAAAAGCCTCTCATAGCTCCCTGTTTCATCCTGACCTTACTCTTATAATTAGAGATTAGCTCACTGTCTCCTAGTTTTTCTGCAACATGCAAAAGCTCCTTAGACTTCCTGATAGACCTCTCTAGGGCTCTCTGTTTAGCCTGTACGTTTGCATTTGCTATAGCCTCCTCAGGTGTTAGGTCTTTCAAATGATCAGGTAAATCAGGCTTGTAGTTGACCCCTGGGATGTATGGTGTCATCTCATGAGTGCAGTTAATACCCTGACATCCAGCAGGATGACCGTAGCCGTAATCAGCTAAAGCTAGGACACGCTCTCCATTTACTTCTCTAGCAACTCCAGTAGTTACTATCTGGTGCTGCAAAGGAGCGCACATCTCTCTTGCTGTGGCCTTTTTGTGATAGTAAAAGGTATCTATACCTAATTCCTCAGCTGGAGCCATTCTGACCTCACGGTAGACCCTCCAAGCTGTGGATTTAATAACCTGCCTAGCATAAGTGTCAGCTTTCCATCTCTTGCCTTGGCTATCGGTAAAGCCATAAAAACCCTTTTCAGCCCATTTCATGACTGTATCAGAGATAGCTTTATCTGATGTAGTTAAACCAGTTACAACTTTAGCTACACTCTCCTCAATGATAGACTGATAGACCTTTCTTACACTCAGTGGTAGAGTGGTATTGATAAGATTATCTATGTCTCCCATAGTCTGATTGACATAAGCAGCTAAATTGGTCTGAATGAGTGAGTTATCAGTAAATTGTCCACCCATAGACTCAAGTAATTGCTCTTTTGTGTCTTTATAGACCTTGTAGCCCTCATTTTGTATGACATACCTGAGCTGTTCCTCAGCAATTCCTGAGCGCTCTGAGATAAGTCTGACATTATCATCATTAAGCAAGCCCATCTCATTCATTTTTTCAAGTTGCCAGATATAAGGGTTGTCATTAAGACTAGCAGAGCCACGCTCTTTGATACGGTCTATAACCTGATCAAAAAGGTCAAGAGTTAGCTGATGGTAAATGTCAGCTACTCTACTAGCGTCAAGCATTAGTTGCTGATCATTTAACTTGATTGGTTTTTTCTTTTCCCCCATAGAAAACCTCTCCCATTTCTTCTACCATTCTCTTTGCTAGCTTTCTCTGCTTTAGCGAGGGGCTTTCAATTCCTACAGATGACATTATTTTTTGCTTAAATCTTCTTAAAATTCGTTTTAATGCTTTCATTCTCCATAGACTCCTACATCATCAAGGCTACGCTCATCATTTACATCATCAATGACATTGCCATCAATCTCAGCCTTAATCTTTTTGGCTTTTTCAGGCGTAACATTCAAAACTTTTTCAATAGCCATTGTGTCAGTACCAAAACCAGCATTAACTACTTTTATCCAGTAGTCCAGCTCTGCATTTCTGTCAGTAAAGACACCATCATCAAGATTAATGCTAATTTTGTCCATCTCAGGGATTTCACCTGAGTATAGTTTATAAGCCTTGGCAAGTTCTAACATTGAGACAATAAGCTCTTTTAGTGACTGCTCTACTAGACTGACAATACTATTTCTCATTTGGTATGTGTCAGAGTTCTCAGAGACAATTTCTGTAGCTGTTTTCATGCTCTTACCATCAAAGCTAAACATCCCAGCTGATACACCAATCTGCATTTCAAAAAGAGATAAGCCCTCGTTGATAGCCTTGATGTAGTCATCTGATCTAATAGGTGTAGTAAGGTCTGTGATACCTATGCCTTTATCAATATCACCAGAGTCAAATTGTTCATAGACATTATGTCCAGCCTCAAACTCACGCTTGACCACGACATTCTCGCCATTTTGATTATATTCTGTTTTAATCATCTGGCTAGGTACTGCCACTCTACGCTGACCCATCTTGACCTCCCACATAAATTCATCATAGGTGGTATTAAGAAAGTCTATTGTAGTTTTAGCGTTGTCAAAGATAGAGAGCCCTAAAGGACTATTGATGTCTTTGTTATTCATGCCTGGAGGTTTTAGATAAGTGAATAGCGGGCGGCTCAAGTCATTTAGCTCCACCACTTCCTCTAAATCCTCATAGAGTTCTGACAGTGGCACTCTTGAGCCTACTGCATGCTTATTATCAGACCTGTATAGCTCGTTTGATACTGTGTACTTATCATTTGACCACTCATGAAATTCAATCAGCGTGTAATATCTCTGCTTGTCACCATTAGCCTTGATGGTCTTAGTTACGATTGCGGCACTAGACACATCTTGAGTGTTAGATTGTAAAGGCAAAAATACAGGTGCTTGAATAAATGACACTCTTACACGATCACCATCAATATAAGGCCTCATAGCAAGGCCACCAAGGGCCAGACATGATTCTAGGTAGCGTTCAAAGTTCTTTGTAAAACGGTCATCTTGTAGCTGTTGTTGGATAAACTTGTTAGCTTGCTCATCATCTAGTTTGATTTCAGCCTGTTCATTAAATACAAGGCTTGCAATCTTCTTAGCAGCAGTACGGCCAATAGGTAAATGGTTGAAATCTCTTTTATTTTTGTTACCGTTACTATCTCTATACTCTACTTGAGGGTAACGGCCTGAGAAATACTTAATATTCTCTCTAATACGGTCATACTCTGCTGATGATACTGCTATTTTTGGATGATCAGTGATGTATGTTAGATTTTGAGTAGTCATCACATATTTACTCCTTTTGAATATATCTTTAATTGTTTGGACTATTCCCATTACTAGCTCCTTTAGGCTTTTAGATTTAACTCTCTAGCGTTGTCTAGGACAAAATACTTGAAACCGTCTACTGTGTGGTCATCCTCTTTGATGACTTTAGGGTCATCAGTATTGATGGTCTTGTCATCATATCGGTACATCTTATGCTCCTCAATGAATACCCTGTTAGCAGGGATGTCAAGGTAGTAAAAACGCCCCTCAGCCAATAGACTGATAACCATGTCTATCATAGTCTGATTTTTCTTTTTGGCCACTGGGTGCCAGCGTTCTCCATAATCTCTAAAGTATTGGTTTCTCAAAGCTCCCTCCGCACTATCTATAGTCATCTTGAGCTTAGGCACTCTGTACTGTTTCATGACCTTATCTATAAAATCATGTATCATGACAGATAGCTCACTAGGGGCTTTCTTGATGGTTTTGCCAGCTGGTGAGTAGTAGAAAGTATCTAATAGGATAACCTTACCCTTTGCTGTAAGTCCATAAGCTCCACATGTTGTTGCTGATTGCTGGTGTCCAGTATCCATAGCAAATGATATGCCTATTAGCTTATCATCAGTAGGGAGGCTCTCTAGTGGTTTAAAATAGCTCATGTTATAGACATGATTACCTAAACCGATAACCTCACCCAAATACATCCATCTATAATAGTCAGGGTCAGTCTCTTTGTAACGCTCTATCTTCTCAATCATCTGCCTGGACAGAAAGCCTAGTCTATCATCAAGGTAGGTGCTATGATGTATCATATATGTAGGGTCACTAGCTTTCTCAGCCACCCACTCATTTATCCAGTCATAGGGATTGCGTGGAGGGTTATAAGTGAAATAGACCTTGACCTCTTTGCCGTTTGGGAGCTCTTGACGGATGAAAGTATCCTCAACTATGTCAATATCCTCACGACCAGCAAACTCAGCTAATTCCTCAAACCATACAGCCATGACATAGCCTTTAGCTATTTTCTGTGACTTGAGTTTCATGGGGTCATCAACCCCATAAAAATAAAAAGCTGTTCCTGTCTTGATATGAGTTATCTGTAAGGGAGATTTCCCAAATTTAAACTGATTAGCTAAGCCCATCTCATAGATAGCCCATCTTATCTGCTCATATACTGACATTCTCAAGTACTTGCCTACTTTGCGTAAGACTACCACATTCCCATTAGGGTCATTGATAAAGTCATTGACAAGGTCAATAGAGACCACTGATGACTTAGTAGAGGCACGGCCACCCTTGAGCACTACATGGCTCTTGTTTGTGTATAGGACATCATCAAATACTGGGTTAATCAATTTGGCTAGGTTCAGTGTTACCATTGTACTCACTCCTATCAAATGTAAATCCAGTTATGACTGTATCATCCTCATCATTAGAACCTAGTTGAGCCTTGAGGTTATCAATCCTCAAACGTTGCTCCTCTGTGACCAGTGGAGAGCGTGTAAGCTCATCATAAGTCTTTATCATGCCTCTGAGTTCAGCCTGAGCTCTTGCTATTGCAGCTAATGCCTTGCCTTGCTTATCCCATGATGTATGAATTTCATAGCTTGCGCCACCTTTTGCCGTGGTAGCTATAAGCACGCTTGTAGTATCATCAACATCTTGCACATACAAAATACGCTGAGCGTGCAAAAGATTAGCATAAGTCAGCGTGATATTTTCCCACAGGATGTCTATAGGTTGCTTTTCTGAAAGTTCCTGAGCTATCTCATATACCTCTTGAGGGAGATACTTAGCAAACAATCCATGTTTGACAGCGTTGGTATTTCCTTTAGGTGCTCCATGTCCTAGAGCATTCTTGCTACCTTTGGGAGCGCCTCTTGGTTTTTTGGAGCGTTCCTTATTTTTCTTTTGGAACGTTCCTTTTATTTTAGGTTCCCATTTATCTTTACTTTTCCAACCTCGGACAGTGCCAGCTGAAACACCCAAACGCTCAGCAATCTCAATCAGTTCAATGTTGCCATTGTTCTCTGAATAGATTTCAAATGCTTTGTCTCGGTTGGGGTCTCTTGCTCTACCCAAGCCTAAACCTCCTGCTGTTTATTTGTTTTGAAATATAAAAAAGCCACTCAATGAGTGACTTAATGCAAGGCGACTACTACCCTGCAACTGATAGATACTACATTTGTTTTTTTATTTTCGTAGTCATTAAGATAGTGCCTGGAATTGAACCAGAGGCAAACCGTAGGAGCAACATTTTTAGAGGTTCACCGTAACCTTTACCACTACCATAAGAGGCCGTAGCCTCAAAAACATAAGGAGATAATATCAAACCTTTTCAGCATTTGACACTATCATTTTATCAGATTTTAAAAACTGTGCTAACAAATTTTAACCTTATTAGTCCGATTTAGTCCGATTTAATAAATCATTTAACTCACTAATAGCTAAGCCTCTCCATGTATAGAATGTAGTCCTACTGATTTCCATTTTGTCACAGATGTCATCTACATACATCTTATTTATATATGTCATCCTTAATACCGTCCTATACTTTGGATTTGATAGCTTATTTATTAGCCTGCTTAGCTCTAACTTTCTATCTATGATTTCTTTGATGTCACGCTCTATCTCTTGTTTCATAGTAATCAACTGAGCATACACATCATCAATTTTTCTAACTTGGCCATTTTGGACTTTTACATCTGTCCACTTAGGGCTTGAGAGTAGCCCAGCTTCAAGCTCATTGATTTCATCTATACGGCTTTGGATGTCCATGTCCAAGCTCTGTAACTCTGTCAAGAGTTCTTTAGCTTTGCTCACTCTCTACCTCTCCTTTAGTTTGCCTTATTCAAAATTTTTATAGTTTTCTCATAGCTAAGATTTACTCTAGCTTTTTCCTCCTCGTATCCAAATACTTTCGGAACTCTAAAATAAATAATTGTAGTGTTGTCATGTACTTTGACGACTGAAAAAACGTGCTTGAGCAATTCTTTTCTGAAAGCTACGTTAGGAAAAACTACAAGCTCTCTAGCTCCTATTCCTGTTGTAGTCACTTTATTTATTTTGCTCCCTAAATACGGGTATTTTTTAGGTCTCATTTTCCTGCCTCCTCTGCCATACACTGCAACCATACAAGGCTCTCATATAAATCCCTTGCATGGCTCTTGATATTTCCTAGCTCATAGCTGTCTAGCTTATCTGAGTTGTGTATAATATCAATTTTTAAATTATTGATAGCTAAAATAAAGTCTTTCATTCTATAATCTCCTCAATCTCAATACCCGGGCAATCAAACACCCAGCCAAAACCAGCTTGTTCTAGTTGTTTTTTGGTGTGTTTGGTTCGATGATGGCTGTTTGTATTTGAGTCTGAAAAAATCCACTCTTTTGAATGTTTACCAAAATTCAAAATCCCGAATAAGTCAGGAACGTTTTTCAACTTCACAATATACTTTGGTTCTTTCTCGACCTCGTAGCCGTCAAGTATGGCTTTTATTAATCTTTTTCTGTTTTCAAGTAGCCTAGCTTCTCTCGTCAAGTGTTTTAATTTTGTGCCGTCTCTATCCGTTAGCTCATATCCCCAGCCAGTTCTTGAAACATGATATAAAGCTGTTGCAACATCATTTTCACGATTAAAATCAAACGTTTTAAGAAATTCTTCTTCTTCCTCAGACACTTTGACTTTCTGCGGTTCGTCTAGTTTAGAAATAAGTTCTATTACCAAGTCTTTCTCAACATATTTTGTTTTGTTGCCAAAAATATTTTTTAAGCCTTTTATCAGTTCAATCAATTCTTGCTTATCCATCCCTCTACCTCCTTATTCCTCACCTATCATAATATTTAGTGGGACTCCAAAGAAACTAGCCACATCCTCCACTTTGTATAAATTGGGCTTTTTCTTCTTATTCTCCCAACATGAGATACTTGACTCTGAATAACCTAATTTATATGCCAGGTCACTAATTGTCAAACCTATATCTAGTCGTTTCTGTCTGAGCATAAAAGCAAAACGCTCACGCTGTTTTTCTGTTAACTGTTTTTTATAGTCCATTTTTGCTCCTTTATTTCAAATATGCAGGCATGTCATCACCTACTCTGATACTCTCATATTGTTCCTTTGTCACTAAAAATTTTCCATAAGAGGGCACTGTCACAGTATAGCGACCCTCTATGATTTCTTTATCACTGATTTTCCCATGTATTCCTGAGCCAGCATTATCAACCTTATAAATAATTATAGGCGGTTTATTGGTTGCAGGCGGTTTGTTGAATGGTTCTATATTACCTAGAATAAGACCAACTACAAAAAACACAATACATATAATGGGGTGGTCTATATTATCTGCTAGCCATTCCATCTCATCTCCTCAATTTCTATCTCTATCCTTGGATTTAGGCTGTAAAATTTGCCTACATCATGCAAAGCTATCTGTCCATCATCTTTAAAGACAATCCCTGACATACTGTCATATAGGGCTTTTTCGTAGTTGTCAATGTCAGGTTTTTTGCCTACAGGGATAATCTCATCAAGGAGGGCCTGTTGGTTCTTCTTGATCTTGGAAATATACTGAGGAGGCTTGATGTAAAATCTAAGCTTTGCCCTCAGAGCTCCCTCAAGAATAGGCTGGCCTATGTACTGATTAGCAATGAGCAGCTGGCAATGATTGCGCCAGGCTTTCATGCCCTTGTCTTCATAAGTCGTGGTAAAACTCCCACGCCTTGCAAATCTTGGCCGTGATTGAGGCTTTGGTTCAATGTTCAGGACTAGTTTCATTCTAGAGCCCCTTTAAAACCTGCCATCTCAAAGAGGTTCTCTTTGTTCTCACGGACGAACTCAAAGAATTTCTTGATTTCTTGTAAGTCCTTGATGTTGTCTTTCAACCGTGTCAAGGAGGTATAAAAGACATCACTTTTAGGAATTGCCTTTATTTTGCACTTGTAGACTGGTTCAAAAAGGTCACCATTGTCATCTAGTGTGGGGGCAGCGTCTTTATTGTCAAAGTTGATACTCATATCAAAATTGAGTGTAGTAACCACATCAACCTTTTTAGGTTCAATGATGATGGAAATGTTTTCTGTGACGTTGATTTTACTTGTCATGTTGTTTCTCCTGTAAAAATTTATTGTAAACCTTAGTAAAAATCTCTATTACTAGGTTTTGTGGAATGTTTGACCGCTCATTGTATGACTTAGAGAATTTTCCCCATTCAATTTCTTGCTTGATAATGTCATTTTTAAGACCTAAATCAAGATTACTAGCAAACTTTGTGGGTTTCTGCAAAGGGTAGTCATAATTGTTGTAGCGTGTGAGATTGAGATGTGGGAGCTTGAAATCCATGACATCCTCAATATATTTCCACAAGCGCCCACTTGCTGGGTTCTCTATGATGAAATATTTAGGGTTATACCGCTTGATGATCTCAATGGTATTGAAAGCACAAAGCTCCCCATTGACTCTCTTCATAAATTGACGGTCATACTGATAATTTATATAGGCTTTCTCGTAGTCAGAGGCGTTCCTGATTGTAAACATGCTAGGCTCCCTTTGTGGAGCAAAGAGGCTATCTGAGAGGTCTTCTTGTTTCCAGCAAGCGTTACCCTCGCACATAGCACTAGCATTACTCCAGCTTTCACAGGGAGGGCTTGCTATAATCAAGTCAGGTTTTGGCAACTTGTCAAGTTTGTCAAAAAGTGTGTTGTCTCCAAACAAGCGCCCGTAGTCAGCAAGGTTCAAATTTATAAAATGATCGTTCTTGTTTTCTATGTCTATTCCGATTGGATAGATGTCAATATTCGCCCCCCCCCCGAACTATTCAGAGCTTTCACGCCTTTTGTATAGCTACCATTCCCGCTGTCAAACAATGCCCAAACAGTCATTTTGTTATCTGACATCGATACCTCCTAAAACGGTAAATCATCATCTGACAAATTAAATGGGTTAGGGTCATTAAAAAGGTTGCTATTTCCTGTGTAGTTGTTGCTAGGTTGAGCTGGAGCTTGTTCCTGTTGTTTGTTACGGCTCTCTAACAAAGCGACACTCTCAGCGACTACCTCAGTCACATATCTACGCTGACCATCTTTTTCATAAGACCTCACTTGTAGACGCCCTGTGAGGCCAATAAGTGAGCCCTTGTTACAATACTGAGCAATGATGTCAGCTGTACCTCTCCACGCTTGGAAGTTAATAAAATCAGCCTCACGGTCTCCATTTTCATTTTTGAAATTGCGATTGACTGCAAGTGTGCCCTGTAGTGCTGATACATTGTTAGGCGTTTTTCGTAGATCAGGAGGCGCTATAAGCCTCCCAACCAAAGTAACATTATTTATCATCTATTTTCCTCCCTGGATTTTTCCACCATATAAGCAAATCATCCTCATTATCTTTAATATACTCATCAAAGTCCTCAAATTGACGGATAGCCCATTTTAAGCGTTGGGTGTCTTCTCCACGTCTTGAGCAGTACCCGCTCACTTTAAAAATTGGAGTAATCTCACTCACAATATGAGGGCTCAGGTCATCAATATTTATAGTTTTGTAATTTTTAATTTCAAAATCTAAGATAAACTCATCTCCTAAGTTGTGGATGACTTGCAGCCTCTTGCCGTCTGAGTAGATGGCAATGCTGTCAGTTACTTTTCTAATCTCCATATTTACCACCCGTTCTGCTCATTAAGCTCATCCTGTGTCAAAGGTTCGATACGTTGATAACCACTAACCTTGTAATTATGCTTGACTACAAATCCTGCTTGTTCTAGCGTAGCCTTAAAATGGTCTTTATCAGCTGTGCCTACAAGATATACCTCAACTGTCATTTTTTGGGTATATCGTTTTAAGCCATTTTCAGCCCCTCTGAGCTCGTTTGTCTCATTTTGAGGGATTTGCCCACTGTCCAAGATTTCTCCTGTCTCTGGGTCAAATTTTGGGGTCTCCGTTGATTTTGGCTGATTAGCTCGCTCTGTTCTTTCTTGAGCCTGTCTGAGTTCTTCCTTTTGCTTTTCAAAAGCATAATCTGCCTTAATTTGCTCAAAGACCTCAGCAAGGGTCAAGTCTCTTAACATTCTGATATAAGGAGAGTCAGTCATCCCATACTCAGCACAGAGGCCTGAGATAGCTGATTTAGATTTCTCAAGCTCTTGCTGTTTCTGAAATTCAAAGGTCACCATATCATCAAGGCTTTTCATGGTTGCTTTTTTAAGGGTCATCCCATCTGCCATGAAATCACTAGCTTTGATGTATTCTGTCGCTTTCTCATCAAAGACTCTAGGATCTAGCATGTACTCAGCTGACTTGTTTGAGATGTAAGCCTTAACCGTGTCTAGCCTGACCATTTTTTGATGATTTTCAAATTCTTTGACATCTACATCAATTTTCTCAATGATGTCTTTTAGTGGTTGAATGGCTTGCTTGATATACTTATCAAACTCATCAGCAGGCTCAGATAGTAGTTTTTTATTCCTGATACGCTCATCAGAGACTTGCTTGTCTAGTTTGCGTAGATTAGCAAGTACTTGCTTATCATCCTTAATGGTTGAGGCTGTGACCGTGTAATTTTGATACTTAGTCACTACCTCATTGATATTTTGCTCAAATTTCTCACGGTCAATGATTTCAACCTGAGCCTGTGTGATTTTTACTTGTAATTCTTGCATGTTGCTCCTCCTTTGTTCTAAAATTCAAGCTCATTGTCATCTAGTAGATCGCCTTGGATTGGTTCATGAGGTGCCTCAGTCTCCATCTCAGGTGCTACATAGCTTGTCTCTTGCTCTCTGTTAAATTGCTCAATCTGAGCCATTTTGCGTGCTACTACATCCTCACGGCTCTCTTGAGGTGCTTGAGGTGTAATGTCTTTGATACGGTCAAAAGTTTCCCCTCCGTCATCCTCTGTGTACATATTCCCTAAATCTTCTGGGAAAGCCTCTCTCAGAGCATTTACTAGAGCTGTTTTTCTAATCATAGTAGCTGGCATGCTATTCCATGTGCTTTTTTTCTTGTCATATTCCTCACGGCTGACAAAGATTTCCACAGGTACCTTGAAATTTTTGCGATATACTCTAGCCCATCCACCGACAAGAGTATCACCAGGGAGCATAATTGCTCCTTTTCGTTCGTGCATGATCCCCTCATCATCTACTGTGACCACTCCAGCCTCAAAGCCCTCATAATTTGGATTTTGTGCTGCACGCTTTAAAAAGGCCTCTTTTGATACAATGAGACTAAATTCAGTCCCCCCTGTTTTGGTCTTGTATGCTACGATATAGACCTCATTGGCTAATGGATTTAAGTTGCGTCCCTTGATAAGAGACAAGGCTTGTCCTACTTGTTTCTCTGTCAATAGGTTTTGTGGGTCAAAATAGCGTTTAATGTCTTGAAAAGTCCAAGCGCTAGTGTCTACTGAGATGTCACGCTTTGTTTGTGTTGTCATTTGATTATTTGTCATCTTCTCTTACCTCTATTATGTTTTAAATTCCAATTTTCACGCTCTAAGCGTTTATTTTTATTGACAAGGGCTACTATTTTATCTTGTTGCTCATCAATAATAGCGCCTAACTCGTAGCAAGTCCTAAGGTGTCTTTTTCTCCAATAGGAATTGTCCTCATAGTGCTCTCTATCCATAGGCTAACAGTCTCCTACATAGAACCATTGACCAGCACTGAATACATAATCAGCTGGGTCAAACTCATCCTGAGTCTCTTGAGGTTGTAAGTAGTCTCTATCATAATCAAACGTTCCAAAGAGTCCTCTGTCCATCATTTGCCTCCATTGTTGTAAATATCCTGTAAGACATTGATTAGTTTTTCCTGCTCGTAGATGATTTCAGAGCAACTTTGAAGACCTTGAGCAAGTTTGATATTTTCAGTAGATAGTTCATTTAGTAAGTCATTTTTCTGTCTGATCTCCTCTTTACATTTTCTAAGTTCAATCTGCAAAGCTCTTATATCAATTAGATTGTTGTTTTCTTGTTTTAGTTCTTTGATTGGCTCATCTGCCAAGATTTCATCTAGTCCAAAAAAGTCTTTTAATTTATTCCACATTTTCTTACTCCTCATCATCAATTTCTGTCATGTTTTTCTTAATAGCCTCTTGAGGGCTCATTCCATCTAATACATCCTTGATTGTATGTGAGACATCATGGATAGCCTTTAGTGGGGTTTCTAGTTTGTCATCTAGCCCTAAGACATTCATGGTAAGCAATCCAAACATAGACATTTTATGTAAATCCTTTTGCAGCTGTTCGATACGTTCAATTTTTTCCTGTTGTTGTTTGATGAGTTTTTTATCAGTCATGATTTTATACTCTCTTTCTTTTATTTATTAGTAGTAGTAGTTTGTTGTTTTATTAGTACTTGTTATATAGTTAGTATTTATTAGAGGGCAATTTTACACATGGCAATTTTACACATGGCAATATTTTCCAACTGTATTTTCAAGTTATCCCCTTATCTGTGGATAACTCCCTCTCTAAGTTCTCTTTCAAATATTCAAAGTAGGTATCTGAAATTGGCACATCTGAGAAAAATCTATGAACCGTGACCCCTTTGCCTCTACCGTGACCTAATCGGTAAGTCCTGAGGTAACCAGTTTTTTCTAAGAGTTTAAAATGTTCATCTACAGTACGCCTACTAATTCCCAAACGCTTTGCAATTTCCTCAGGATAGACTACCCAGTCAGATTTGTTGGTCAATATTACAGCTAATATCCCTATCGTTGCTGGTTTTAGTTGTTTATCTTGAGTGAAAGCATTATTGATAGATGTGTAATTTTCGTGGGTGTTTCTTATGATGTACTGCATACCTCATATTTAAGCTCCTTTCTTTAAGCCTCTAAGAATAATGTCATAGTAAGAATGACCTGCAGGGATAATGTACCCTGATAGATTGTCAACTTGAGAACCATCTGCCATAATGTTTATTATCCGTGGCTCCCATTTCTTTTTTATTGATTTCATGATATAATTACCTTATAAGTATTTTTTCTGAGTCCCTCAATGGAGTTACCGTTCCAGAGGGGCTTTTTATTATCCTGTTAAGTATTCCTGGTTTAGAAATTTGTTGATAAAGTACTGTTGACCTTTGCCAGTGACAAGTGGTGTCTTGCTAACTGTAATGTGGCCGTCAGCGTGTGTGATACTGGTTTCTTTGACTCTGATGAGTCCCATCTCTACGCTCTTTTGTGTCGGCATGTTCCAGTCACGCCCATTGCGCTTAATGAGATAGCCGTGAGCTCTGAGCCAATTAAATAAGCGATTAGCTCCCATGTCTACCCCATTCTGTTTGAGTAACTTGGCAAGCTCTCCAACCAGGATAGATGAGTGACTAGCACTGACTGCCTCAGCAAATAGTACCTTAGGACGGTCAGCCTCAATCTTAGCCTCAAGCTGATGGACTTTCTTGTCAGCCATGAGCAATGCTCTTGCCATAATCTTCTCAGGGCTGTTGAAATCTTTTTCAACTTGTATAAAGTATTGTCTGACTTGCTTGCCTCGTTCTGTTCGCTGTATCATAGCAATTTCTTTAGCCATGTCTAGCTTGATGATGTGGTCAGTCATATCTTGCAGACCTC